CCTGGCCGGAGATTTATGAATATATAACGAATGAGGAAAAGAAATGGAAGGAGAATCTGAATAAAGTATAGGTATGAATAAAAAAAATTTTGGCTTAATAGGTCTGGCTGGTTACATATTGTTTCTTGCCGTCTTGGCTGAAGTGGCTTTTAAAATCAATTTTTGGCTTGGACTTCTTGTCGTCTCTGTCGAAATGATGGTTACATGTGCTATTGTAGTAAAAGACAATAAGAACTAACACAACTAAAAAAAATATGAGCGGAAAAAGATATTTCATAGTGTCATACAATTTTGGCAATGGCAAAGTACATGGTTCTGGGCAAACCACTTTTGTGACGGATGGATGCTACCTGAACAGACAGATAGCAATAGAGCAGATAGCATCTACACTTGAATGTGAAAATGCTGAGATTGTAATTTTGAATATTATTGAATTGCCTGAATCTGATTATAATGTTTGGAGTGCCCAAAAAACAAACTAAATATAATTGAGTCATGAAAACTATAAAGAATTTGACCGTAACGGTTACTTACACAGTAGGCTTAGAGGATATAGAAGTTCCAGAAGAAGTATATGATGATCTAATAGAAAACTACGATAGCGGAGCGTGGGAAGTTCCTGAAGATTCCATTGCGGCTGGATGGCTTGCTGATAACATCATAGAAAAAGATGCGATGAGTTGGAGTTATGAAATTGATGATTTAAAATAATATTAAAAAAATATGAGCCATCAGATAAATATGATTAGTCTATTTACGGGTATCGGAGGTTTTGATTTGGCAGCAGAAACGCTCGATTGGAATATTTTGTTCCAGTCGGAAATAGATGATTACTGTATTCAGGTTCTTAATAAACGATATCCAAATATCCCAAAATATGGAAACATCAATGAAATTGACGCAACAAAATTTGCCGGTTATGTTGACGTTGTGGCCGGAGGATTCCCTTGTCAGCCATTCAGCAATGCTGGGTTGCAGCAAGGCAAAGAAGATCCCCGCTTTCTATGGCCGCAAATGTATCGAGTTATACAAGAATGTAGACCGAACTGGGTCATTGCTGAAAACGTTCTCGGACTTATTAGTAACGCAAACGGATTGGTCTTCGAGCAAGTGTGCACTGATCTGGAACGTGAAGGTTACAAAGTACAACCGTTTGTTATTCCAGCTGCGGGTAAGGACTCTTTTCAAGAAAGGAAGCGAGTTTGGATTGTTGCCTGCCTTGACGGCTTCGGAAGCGAAAAGAATAAAGTTACGTCGGGAGAGCATTTTAAAGCATTCAGACAAACGAAAAAGCAACTACCTGGCTGCGCACATTTCGAGAGCTGGTTTCAATCCGTCCGATATTACTCCGAGTTGGATGGAGTGGTTTATGGGATTCCCAACTGGATGGACAGAACTCATGCCCTCGGAAATGCCATAGACCCACGAATAGCGTACGAGATCTTATTAATAATAGATTATTTGACGAATAACTAAAATATTATGAGTGATTTATACTTCAACGATAAACGCTTTGTTGGCCACAGTAAAATTAGTGATATATTTTTTTTACTTCCGGCGATAATGTGGTACATGGAGCACGAAAGGATTAAAGATGCAGACGCGTTCGTGATATGTGCGCATTGGCTTTGTTTTCAGTGCGGGTTATTTATCCGGTGTAAAAGAAAAATTAAAAAGAAATGAACCTAATGGACAAGGTACAACAATCAATAGATTTTCTTCGGAAGCTGGAAACAGACGATCCTTATAGTCTTGGTTTCTCCGGCGGTAAAGATAGTGTCGTTATCCTGGACCTTGCCGAACGTGCCGGTGTCCGGTTTACGGCTACCTATGCCAATACGACTGTCGATCCGCCGGGAACAATATCTTTTATTAAGACAAATTACCCACAGGTGGTTATCCGTCATCCGGAAAAATCATTCTTTCAGCTTGTAAGCGAAAAAGGTTTTCCATCCCGGATGCGCAGGTTCTGCTGCGAAAAACTAAAGGAGCGATATGGTATAGGTAAAAGGACGATTGAAGGTATGCGAGCAGAAGAAAGTTCGAAACGTGCATTGTATGAGCCGGAGCAGTGTGATAGTAGAAAGTGGATGAAGGGTGCAAAGCATGTTTTACCGATCTTATCCTGGACGGAAAATGATGTATGGCGGTATATCCGTAAGCGTGGGCTGCCTTATTCAAAATATTACGATCCACCTTACTGTTTAACCAGACATGGTTGTGTAGGTTGCCCTCTGGCTCCGGTACATCAAATGCAGGCAGAATACAAATTGTTCCCCGGTTACGCCCGGCAGATGATCCGATCAATCGGAAAGTACATGGATAATAAACCGAACAATGCAATAGCACGAAACTTCTCTGATCCTTACGAAGCATTTTATTTCTATCTGAATGAGATGTCGATGCAGGATATACGACGATTAAAGAAAGGTCTGTTTGGCTTCAACGCCAAGCAAATCATTGAAAAAGAAATATTTCAACTATAAAAAAAGAGAGGGGTTCCAACCCCCTCTCTACCTCTAAACGTTTTGATGACGTTCTTTTAGTTTTATACCATTTCTTTACACGGTTCAATAATTCACTAAAGAGGACTTCTAAGCTTGGCTTAAGAATGTATTCTATAAAGATATATTTTATCATAAAATATTTAGATTTAATGAATACCGTCACGCATGAGGCATACAAATATTGTAAATAAAAAATCAATATCCAACAAAAATGACAAATATGAAACAATTTAGATATTGGCTCCGAATAAACGGTTTCCGTTCAGAACAGTTCGGAACCGGCACGAAATGGAACTCGATTAAGCTCAAATCACGAAAAAATTGAATATAGCTCATGAGTATGAAAGATTATAGGACAAATCCCCAATGTTCTTCAATGTATCAAAGACACAGAAGGAAGAACAGGAAAAATCAAAAATAATCATTTTGGGAGTAAATATAGAAAGGGCGAGGGGAACAGGGGGGCGGATATGTTTTTGACTGGGAAAGAAGGTTATTCAATTGGAAATATGTAATTTTGCGATAAAGAGTTTGTGCCATCATGTCTAAGGGAAGAAACAAAAGATTGATATCGCTGCGCGATGAAACGCTGATACGCCGATATTACTACTGGACGGAGATCGAGCGCCGGCGGTTTGACGATGCCCTGAAGATCCTCTCCGAACAGGAGTTCTTCATCTCGGAAGCCCGCATCATGGCCATCATCCGTCAAAACTGCGACAAACTGACCGATATCGAAGTGAAACCGGTTCCGAAAGTTCGCAAGCCGCGGATCAACGCCCGTCAACTCACGCTCTTCCCCGGTGGATAGCCAGTATCAGGCCGGTTCTTCATCCATGATACATTCGTAGGTACTCTCATACACTTTGATGGCTCCCGGCAATGAATACCAGCGCGACCCGGTGCGTTCCAATTCCGTCGCCTTTTCCGATTCCACATGCCGTACAATCTCATGCAACCGCTTGAACATTGCGATACGTTCCGCCACCTTACCGGCCGTTCCACTCGTGTAATGGGTGTCATCAAAGCAGTCGATGCAGAGCTTCACGATGATCTGGGCCGTTCCACGCTGGTAATCGTCGGTGACTGTCTCCCAATCCACCTTGTCCACGCTGATCAGCACACAGGGGAACGTGACCGGGTAGGTATCTTCGTCGGTCTGCAGTTGCCCGTAATCTTCATCCACTAAAGTCAGTTCAAGCATGCCGTCAGCTACGGCAGTTTGTATCAAATTGAATAATTCTTCCATTCTAAAAGTCTCCTATCAATTTTTTAAGTTCCTTTTCAGTGTATTCGTTTATCTTTTGTTGCAACTCTTTGCTGTGCCCCATGAACTTGCGTTGCGGGATATGTACCCGTGAAGTCTGTTTGGGGGTCAGGGCGAGCCTTTTCCACATCCAATCTGCCGGGTTCATGGCAGACTCTTTGCGTTTGCGCACTTTGGGCGAATCGCCTTTTTTGATTCCGGCGGCTTCGAAGAAACGGTGCCAGGCATAGCGTCTCATGCGTGGGGTGATCCGGTGGGTGACCACTCCTCCGTTGTTGTGGATGGGGGCGTATTTCACCTCGTTCGAGACGATGACCTTACCGGCACCGGCCTTGTAGGTGAATCCGCCATAGAGGTTGTTGCTGCCGCTCAGCAAGGGGGTACGGTTGTAGTAGGCAGCCTTGCCACCCTGTTCCTGCCGGCGTGTCTGTTTCCATTTCTGGACCGAACCGTTATCGCACCAGCCTCCCTCACGGAAGTTGCGCTTGAAATGACTGATCGCCATTTCGCCCACCCGCTTCGGCCATCGGCTGTCGCGGAAAGCAACAAGGGCGGACTTCTTTTGTTCCAGTTTGCGAACTAGTTGGTTTAAATCCATGAGAATTTTGATTGATGAATGATGACTTGTAAATTATATTGTTACCTTTGCAAAAAGAAGAGTGATCGATTGTACTGGGTTGGATTGCATATCCTTCGCTAAAGGCTTTCGGTCACTCTTTCTTTTTTATCTTTTCGACAATGGAATAAAACATTAATTCTCCAGTTTTTAATTCCCGTATTACTACGTAAGAAGGTTCATTGTTGATCTCTATCTTATAATAATGATATCCTTTTACCATTTGGTTATCCTTGACATCCGGATCAAAACGGACATAGTTCCCCTTTTCCAGTAACGATTTGATATACCTTACTGCCTCATTCTTTTCCAGTAAATACTTATGAGGCTGGTTCAATGCCTCCTTGATCCCGGTCGAGGTGAACGAGATGGGCATATCCAAGCCCGGAACGGACATCTGTTTCCCGATCAGGTTTTCCTTAGCCCACTCGCGTATTTCCGCTCGTTGGCGTTTGATATCCTCTTTGAATACGTAGCCGTTTCCGAAAATCGTCTGTTCGGTTATGAGCCTCTCCACCGCCTCTCTTGCTCCCTCGTATCCATTTTTGATATAGGGGTGCGAATCGCTGAAGAGCCTGGCATCTTTGGCGGGGTTATTGTCGAGTCCGGGGCTGGGACGGTCGGCTTCGCCACCTTCGGGCGGGTTCGCGGTCGGCTCTTCGTCTGTAGCCTCCAGTTCGCACTTGCAGTTCCATCGGTCACCCGGACGGTGCTTCGACCAGAACGGATCGTCGATGAGCCGGACGGTGTTCCAGAACACACGGTGGTCCTCGCCCGGATGAATGCTTGTACTTTCGATCCATTTGAGGCAAGGCAGATCCTCCCGGTTCGCCTCGAAACGCCGCCACTGCACCGCCTGGCGTGCCCGATTGACCGCCGTGGCATATTCCGTCTGCAGCCATGCCTTGAGGTGTGTCGGAGCGATCAGCGTCCGCACATCGTAGGCGAACCGTTCGAACGGCTTCAGCTCTCCCTTTTCATCCAAGAGCTGACGGGCAATGTCGTTCTGCAGACGGTGGGTGCGAAAGGCGG